CGATTATTGTATAATCTGTAGATACTTATACCTATCTAGTAGGTACATACTGTAAGTTAGTGACCACATATAGGTAACTACGTAAATTTTTTACCGAGTATCTACAAAGTATTTGGTTACTACATATGTAGTATGTATGAATAGTAATGTTTTAAGTAAGTTACATACGCTTTCCTCTTCTGAGAAAGAAGAACTATTATCTCTGTTACAAGAATTAGAACTATCAAAGGCTAGAGAGTCATGTGAAGATGAGTTCCTAAGCTTTGTTGAACAGATGTGGTCAGCTTTTATTCATGGTAAACACCATGAGATTATGGCTGAGGCTTTTGAAAGAGTAGCCAAAGGTGAATTAAAGAGGCTAATTATTAATATGCCTCCCAGACATACGAAGTCAGAGTTCGCATCTTACCTATTACCTGCTTGGTTTCTTGGTAAGTATCCTGATAAGAAGATTATTCAGACTGCCCATACTGCAGAACTAGCGGTAGGGTTTGGTCGTAAGGTTAGGAACTTAGTGAATAGTCCTGACTTTAGAGAGATATTCCCTGCTATAAGTCTGCAAGCAGATAGTAAAGCAGCAGGAAGATGGAACACAAACAAAGGTGGTGAGTATTTTGCTATCGGTGTTGGCGGTGCAGTTACTGGTAAGGGTGCAGATTTGTTAATCATTGATGACCCTCACAGTGAACAAGAAGGTGCTAGTGCTGATATCAATGTCTTTAACAAGACCTATGAGTGGTATACCTCTGGTCCAAGACAGCGTTTACAACCCAAAGGCTCTATCGTTGTGGTGATGACAAGATGGCATGATAAGGATTTAACTGGACAGTTAGTCGATGCTAGTGTTAAACGTGGCGGTGCAGACGAATGGGAAGTTATAGAACTACCTGCAATACTACCATCAGGTAATCCATTGTGGGAAGAGTTCTGGAAGTTGGAAGAACTTGAGGCTCTACGTGCCGAACTACCGACCTCAAAGTGGATGGCTCAGTATCAGCAAGACCCCACTGCAGAGGAAGGAGCTATCATTAAAAGAGAATGGTGGCGTGAATGGGAAGGTCGAGAGCCACCAAAGTGTGAGTTTGTTATTCAATCTTGGGATACTGCTTTCTTAAAATCGCAGCGAGCCGACTATTCTGCCTGTACTACCTGGGGAGTATTCTATCGTGAGAGTGATGAAGATGGCATGATGAGACCTGAAATCATTCTGCTAGATGCTCACAAAGCTAGACTAGAGTTTCCTGAATTAAAGAAACGAGCTATGGAATGTTATAGGTCTTATAAGCCTGATGCTTTTATTATTGAGGCAAAGGCAGCAGGTACACCTTTAATATTTGAGTTAAGGCAGATGGGTATACCAGTACAGGAATACACACCAAGTAGAGGTAATGATAAGATTGCTAGAGTTAATGCAGTAGCTGATTTATTTTCTTCAGGCATTGTTTGGTGTCCTCAAACTCGTTGGGCAGAAGAAGTAGTAGAGGAGTTTGCCTCTTTCCCAAATGCCGAACACGATGACTTAGTAGATAGCAGTACACAAGCACTATTAAGATTTAGACAAGGTGGTTTTGTTCCATTACATAGTGATGAAGAAGATGAGCCACTAGAACATAATAAGACAGCGAATTATTACTAGGAGAAAATATTGGCTACAGAAAGAACACCAGTTGATGGTTTGATAGAACAAGACCCAGAAGAGGCAAAGGATGTTAGCATCACTGTAGAAAACCCTGAGTCTGTTGCGATAGAAACAGAGGATGGCGGTATGCTTATAGACTTTGACCCTGAGTCAAAAGATAATATTAATGCAGGTTTCAATAGCAACCTAGTTGATTTTATAGATGACAATGAGCTAGAGAGCTTAGGCTCAGAGCTTGTGGGTGCATACAAAATGGATAAGGACTCTCGTAAAGAATGGGAGGATACTTATACTAAAGGTTTAGACCAACTAGGATTAAAGATAGAAGAACGTACACAACCTTGGAATGGAGCTTGTGGTGTCTTTCATCCTATGTTATCTGAGGCAGTTATTAGATTTCAATCTCAAGCTATAGCTGAAATATTCCCTGCCAAAGGTCCAGTTAAAACTAAGATAGTTGGCAAGATAACTGAAGACAAAGAAAAACAATCACAAAGAGTTCAAGACTACATGAACTATTTACTCACACATGAGATGTCTGAGTATAGAACTGAAACAGAAAAACTTTTATTTTCCTTACCACTGGCAGGGTCTGCTTTCCGCAAAGTTTACTTCGACCCAAATTTAGGCAGACCCAGTGGCATCTTTGTACCATCCGAAGATGTAGTAGTTAATTATGGTGCAAGTGACTTAGAGACTTGTGAACGTGCAACTCATGTTATGCGTAAGTCTGCTAATGAAGTTAGGAAGTTACAGGTCAGTGGTTTCTATAGAGATGTAGAACTTAGCGAATCAAGTAATTCATATTCAAGCATAGAAGAAAAGTATGATGAACTAACTGGTGAGATGAGTAGTGAAGACTACGACCAGAGACATACTCTATTAGAGATGCAAGTTAATCTAGACCTCAAAGGTTTTGAGGATGTTAAGGATGGCAAGGAAACAGGAATACAGTTACCTTATGTAGTTACTTTAGATTATCCAAGCGGTAAAGTTCTAAGCATTAGAAGAAACTATTATGAAGATGATGAACAAAAGAAAAGAAGGTCACACTTCGTTCACTATCAATACTTACCAGGTTTAGGTTTTTATGGTTTTGGTTTAATACATATGATAGGTGGCTTGGCTAAATCAGCTACTAGTTTACTTAGACAGTTAGTAGATGCAGGTACATTATCAAACTTACCAGGTGGTTTAAAAGCTAGAGGTCTACGTATCAAAGGAGATGATACTCCTATTATGCCAGGAGAGTTTAGAGATGTAGATGTGCCAGGTGGTGCAATCAGAGACAATATAACTTTCTTACCATACAAAGAGCCATCAGCTACTTTATATTCTTTATTACAAAACATAGTTGAAGAGGGTAGAAGATTTGCAAGTATGGCTGATATGAAAATATCAGATATGAATAACCAAGCACCTGTTGGTACAACATTAGCACTTATAGAAAGAAACATGAAAGTTATGAGTGCAGTTCAAGCTAGACTTCATGCCTCTATGAAAAGAGAGTTTGATATCTTAGTAAATGTTATTAAGGATTTTGGTGAGCCATCATATCCTTATGAAACAGATGAAGAAGAACAAATAAAATCAGAAGACTTTGATAACAGAGTAGATGTATTGCCAGTCTCAGACCCAAACAGTACAACTATGGCACAAAGGATAATGCAGTATCAATCTGCTATGCAGTTAGCACAATCAGCACCACAGATGTATGATATGAAAGAACTACATAGAGAGATGCTTATGGTATTAGGCATACCTGATGTTGATAGTATTATTCCTGATGATGGTGATGTGCCTGCAGTAGACCCAGTCACTGCAGTACAAAACTTAATCAACAATGTTCCTGTTCAGGCATATGAGTATCAAGACCATGATGCACATATACAAACAGTAGCAGCAGCACAAGATAATCCAGAGATTAGAGCTTTACTAGAGAAGTCTCCTAATGCTGGTGGAATATTAGCTGCAGCATCTGCTTATATAAATGACCATTTAACTATGAAGTTTAGAGACCAAGTAGAAAAAGAAATGGGTATTGAACTACCACCTATTGGTGAGCCAATCCCTGCAGACCTAGAGAAGAGAATATCAGAGTTAGTTGCTGAGGCTGCATCTAGAGTTACAGAGAGAGCTAGATTAGAACAACAACAGAAACAACAAGCTGAACAACAAAGAGACCCATTAGTAGTTCTCAAAGAAAGAGAGATAGGTATTAAAGAGGCTGATGTACAAAGAAAAGCTTTAGGCGACCAAGCAAGATTTGCTTTAGCAAAAGAAAAACTAGATGCTGATACTCAGGTAAAAGGTGCAGAGCTTGGTGTTAAAATTGCTAGCGACTTGCTATCAGATGAAAAAGATAACAAAAAGCAAGCACTCGAAGAATACAAAATAGGACTTGACTTAGGCAAAGACATCGTAGAAGATAGCAATAAGAATGAGTGAAGATATCAGAGAGCAATCTCTATCTGAATTTTTAAAGAAAAGATTCAGAGATATTATGAATGAACACGCAGACCATATATCAACTGGTAGTGTTAAAGACTATGCTGAGTATAAAAAGCTGTGTGGGGTGATAGAAGGTTTAGCATTAGCAGAACGTGAAATGTTAGATTGGCTAGAACAACACTCATTGAATTGAAACTTTTATGGATAAGAAAGCAACAGTTAAGCCAGATAGTGTAGATAAACCTGTAGTTCCAGAAAATACTAAAAGTCAGTTACCTGAGCCAATGGGTTTTAAAGTATTAGTTGCTATGCCACAAGCAGAAGAAAAAACTGAAGGTGGTATATTAAAGGCTAGTCAAACTATAAGGGATGAAGAAGTTAGTAATATCTGTGGTTACGTTTTAAAACTAGGTCCTGATGCATACAATGATAAGAATAGATTTCCAAGCGGTCCTTGGTGTAAGCAAGGAGATTGGGTAGTTTTCAGAGCATACTCAGGAACTAGAATGAAAATGTATGGACAAGAGTTTCGCTTAATTAATGATGACACTGTAGAGGCAGTTGTCGAAGACCCAACAGGAGTAGTTAGAGCATGAGTGAGCAACAGGTAGAAACAGCTATCGAAACAACTTTTGAGCCTGACACAGATGGTAAAGTAAAACCACAAAGTAGTGAGGATAAATTTTTTGGAGTTAAGACAGAAATAAATTCTGATAGCAACGAAAAAGTAGAAGTAGAAGTCGTTAATGAAAACGAGTCAGCAGAACAAGAGGAGCAAGTTCCTGAAGAGAATAAGGAACAACCTCAAGATGATGATGCTATAGATAAAGAAATATCTGACTATAGTAAAAGAGCTGGCGACAGAATAAACAAAATTAAGTATGAGTTCCATGAAGAACGTAGAGCTAAAGAGAGAGAGCAGAAAGAAAAAGACGAGGCTCTAAAAGTTAGCAAAACTTTATTAGCTGAAAATGAAAAGTTAAGAAAAGTTTTAAAAGAAGGTGGCGAGTTAATTAATAAGCAAGCTGTAAGCAATGCTCAGTTTGCTCTTAAACAGGCTCAAGAAAATTATAAGAAAGCTTTTGATGAAGGTGATACTCAAGCAATGGCAGATGCTCAAGCAGCAATAGCTAAAGCATCATACGCAGAGCAGCAAGCTCCTAGTTATGCACAAGCTATAGAGTCATCTATACAATCAGAGGTAAAACCTGAACAGTTACCGAATAATCAAGCAGCTCAAGTTGACCCTGCTATGAAAGAATGGTCAGCAAGAAATCCTTGGTTTATGGGTACAAGCAGTGACAATAAAGCTATGACAGCTTACTCACTATTTTTAGATGAACAAATTAGAGCATCTGGTATTGACCCGATTGCTCAATCAGACAAGTATTATGCCAGTGTAGATGAAGGCATGAGAAAACAGTTTCCTAATTATTTCGGCATATCACAACCAAGTGCGGAAGCAGAAGTTGTGGTAGACCCTAATTTGGAAAAAAGACAACCATCAAATGTTGTCGCACCTGTGACGAGGGATACAGGAAAAAAACCTCGCAATGTTCGATTGACTCAGACGCAAGTTAAACTAGCACGTCAACTTGGTATAACGCCTGAGCAATACGCAAAGCAAATTTTAAAGGAAGCTTAAAATGGAAGAAGACGTAAAAAATAACGTAGAAGAAAATGTAGAGGAATCTGCAGAGCAAGTGCGTTCCCCTAGGGAAAGTGAAGACCGAGAGGTAGAACAAAGAGTAGAAAGTTGGGAGAACCCATCAAACCTCCCAAATCCAACTCCACAACCTGGTTGGGTTTTTAGATGGATTAGGACTAGTTTATTAGGTAATGCTGATAACCCTAATGTTTCTAAAAAGTTCAGAGAAGGTTGGCAACCATGCAGAAGTGAAGACCATCCAGAATTACATATTCATATGATGGACTACAAATCTGAATGGGCAGATAAAGGTAATGTAGAAATTGGTGGACAGTTGTTATGCAAGATGCCAAAAGAAAAGGCGGAAGCCAGAGATGCACATTTTAGAAAAATTGCTGCAAATCAAATTGAATCTGTTGACAACGTATATTTTAAGGACCAAGACTCAAGGATGGCTACTAAACAAGTGTTTGAGAGAAAATCAAGAACAACGTTTGGAAAAGATTCTTAGTCTAGTCATAAACAATTTTAATAATTTTTTTTTAAGGAGAAACGATGGCAGCATCAGCAGCACCTCATGGTGCAAGACCTGTAGGGTCATTAGTATCTTGTGCGTATAATGCAAAGATTTCTCACTATAAAATTAAAAACAATTATGGCACAGCCATATTTTATGGTGACTTTGTAAAGTGGGCGGATGATAATCCAAACACAACTATACAAAAAGATACAGGAACAACCTCTTTAACACCTATTGGTGTTTTCTTGGGAGTTTCTTATACTGACCCAGTATCAGGAGAATTTCGACAAGACAATCAATATCCTGCTTCAACAGCAGCAGATGATATTATTGCCTATGTTGCATCTGACCCATTCTTAGTAATGCAGATGCAATCAGATGAATCGCTTAACCAAGATGACTTGGGTAAGAATGTAGCAGTAGTGCAAACTGCAGGTTCTACAGTTTTTGGCATTAGTAAAAATGCTATAGACGGAAGTACCGCAGCAACAACTAATACACTACCTTTAAAGATTATCGACTTTGTCGATGGTCCAGATAGTGCTATTGGTGATAGTAAAACTGACGTATTAGTTATGTTCAATGTTGGACATCAACTACTTAACACAACA